AGTAGTGTACTCCACACTAATACAAAATCAGAATAATATAAATAATACAGATTACTAAGTGAGTAAAAATCATGTCTGAAATTGCATTTGATGATATTGGCCAAATTGCAGCAAGCACTTTCAATCCGGACAATCAGTATATAGGCTTTAAAAAGGGTTTTACTGTTGGGCTTACTTATGATCAAATCAGGATCTTCTTCCTGAATGGAAAAAAAGCCAAGGAGACATTGTCCAAAAGGAGTGAAGAAACTGTTACTTTGAATTTTGGTGGCTGGAGGATCCCTATCGTTAATACTCACTTTCCGGGGAATCGAAATATTGACCTTGCAGATGATGCTCTCACTCTGCATAGAGTAAGTGGCTACTTGGCCAGATACTTGCTTGAAAAGGTCTTGAGCGCCCAGGAACCTGAGAAAGTAATTATAAAGACAAGAATAATCAACCCAATTGCTGCTTCTAATGGGATCACATGGGATGATGGGTATGAAGTCTATCTTTCTTTCTTTCCTGGCTCTGAAATGTTTCTGGAAGCTTTTAAATTCTACCCTCTGGCCATCGGAATTTACAAAGTGCAAAAAGGAATGATGGATGTTAAGTTCTTGGAGAAAACAATGAGGCAAAAGTATGCTGGACTTGATGCTACTGTTTGGACCCAACAGAAATATACAGATGTCATCAATGCCCTCCTTGTTGTAAATGGCCTTGGCTGGAAGAAGTCAAATGTGAGTGCTGCTGCTAAAGATTTCTTGTCTAAATTTGGAATTCAAATCTAAGAATACATGTTGGCTTCCAAATAATTACATTATAATCTAATCACATGAAAATAATAACCAAAATGAAATAAAACTATAAAATATACATATAAAAAATATAAAATAATAAAAAAATACAAAAAAATATATAAAAACAAAAAAACCCCAAAAAAACCCCAAACATAAAGACAGCTTAAATTGGGTGGGTGGTAGGGGAAAGTAAACAGCATAGACCATGATGTAAGAATAAATCCAATTATTTCCTCAACAGCTCTCTTATTTATATTGTCCTTGATTTACTTTTGAAAGTATTAG